ACTTACGAGCTGTACCTGCAATACCGTGGTGGAGACTTGAACTTCTGTGGGCAAGGTGGAACAGTGGACATCTCTAAAGCCACTGCTCTTCTAATACCTACAACAGCTTCTTCAACAACTGGAGCAATCTGGGTCGCTTGACACTAATATAGTGAAGGAGAATAGTCTATGCTATCTGGAAAATACATATACGCTGTAAATAGCTCGGGAACGCAGGAAAAATATCCGCTGTGGACGAATAAGAATAATTCGAACGGTTCCCACTTCCTGTATTACAAGAATGCGTCCAGCACGACAAGCACGATTACTGTATCAATAACAGACTATACTATAGTGGTTGGATCATACACATGCGTAGGAGGAGCGGCAAGCACTTCATACAAGCATAATGTAGTTCTCTCGGGCATCTGTCCTTTCGATGTCAATGTTGGAGGAATATACATAAAGAGCGGTGCAATTTCAGCTATTACCACCGGAACCGCATTTACTTCCGACCAAACTGTGAAAATATATAATACTGACAGCGGATACTCAACATATACAGTTCCGCTTTCTTCAATTGGCCAGATACAGTCTTATACTACGAATGGTGTAACCACCACTACAACCATAAAAGAAACAGTCCCTGTAAGCTGCTCATACAGTAATGCGAATATACTGTATGGAAGAATCTTCACGGATGCCTCCGGATCGCTGAAGGCATATACATCTTCAAGTGTATACGCCGCTGACAATACTACGGATGAGCAGTGCTCATCTACTTTTTTCTGTAATGATGATATTTGTACAACTTATAGTTCATGCCTTAATTATTCATGTAATAGTGTAAGCTGCTCATCGTCATTTTCGTGCCCAGTATATAACACTGGATGCGGGAGTAATTCGTGCAGTTCTGTAACATGTTCAACCGATGTCGTATGTGTAAGTAATATATGCTCATCGGATTGTGCGTCCGATACTCCATCATGTAATCCCTACTGCTCAGCATATGAAACATGCAAGGTGAAGTCCGGAGACTCTACAGGATGTTCCAAATTTACGTGCGGAAATAATACGTGCCTTTCATTCCTTCCGTCTTCGTGCGGATCTTATGCGTGTATCACTTTCTATATATCAGGATATAGCTGCTCGACTTATGCGTGTACAAATTTTCATTGCGTGTCAAACTTTACATGCGGAAAGAATACGTGCACTTGGAACCACTGCACTACCGGAGTAACTTGCACGAGCTGGGGGAAAGGATGTTCATCAGGATTTGTCGTATGCACCTCTAATACATGCTCAAGTAATGCTGCGTGCGGATCAGATACATGCAGAACTAACTCAAGCTGCTCCAATTACAACAGCTGTGGAGGAAACAGTGCGTGTTTGTCATATGGAACATGCACTGGTTTTGACTACTGCGGAAGCTACAACGGCTGCACGGACAACTCCAACTGTGACTCGAATGCGGGATGTACCAAGGACAGCGAATGCTCTTCTGGAAATATTGGTGAATAATGAAAGCTAACTAATATAAGAGAGGATAATGTATGGAAACAACTGGATTTAGTATAATAATAGCCAATGCTCACTCATGCAATATGAACTGTAGATATTGCGCTGGGGCGGATGAAGTCAAGACTGTGCATGAGTTTAGCAAGCCTTTTCCAATCAACTGGACAAAGATGATAATCAATATGAAGCGCAGCAAATATTACAAGGAGGAGAATGGCAAGTCAAACATAGGCAAGGTGGAAATCTGGGGCGGAGAGCCTCTTTTGTATTTTGACACCCTCAAGGAAATATGCGACGGGATGTATGAAAGGTTCGGCACCAAGGACTTCAACTTCAGCACCAATGGAATACTTCTCTCCAAGAAGGAGATAGTGGATTGGATAATGGATACTTCCAAGTATTTCGTGAGCTTCCAGCTTAGCCATGACGGCCTGGGACAATGGATAAGGTCCGGATCATTTGATCCCCTCTACGATGACTCGACCAGGGACAATATAATCAGCCTTGCCAAGTCAGGCCATTTTGGCGATATAAACTGTGTTCTCAATAAGATCAATCCATCTCCAATAGACAATATATCATACTTCAACAAGTGGATGTCGGATTATGGAGTGAAGCTCAATACAATACAGATGAACCACATGCAGGACACTCCGAATGTAATACATCATCTTGTCAATCCGCATACTAAGGAAGAATGGATGGACATCAGCTTGAATCTTGAAGGATCCTCCCTGTCGACATATATACATGAGCTTGAGTCGCTGTTTATAGAGATGTATGTCGGCAATGGAAGGAATGATCCTTCCCTTAGCCCTTATGCTGGATGGATAGAAAGATTCTGCAGGGCCTACAGAGGATGGATATCAAATAAGGATGATATGTCGATAGGCTCTTGTAGGAATTTTGCACGCGGGCTTCAGAACTTCAATTTTGCCATAGATACCCTTGGCAATTATTGCGACTGTATACTTTACGATTCCACGCAGAAGACTCCAAACCATTCTTGTGAGCAGCCTGACTACTGCAAATCTTGTGAATTCTATAATTACAAGACATGCAACGGATGCTCGGACCAGTGGTATATGCCTATAAAGAGCAGCGACGAGTGCCAATTCCGGAAGGAATATGCACGCCTTCAGGAAAGGGTGTATCAGCTGGACAGTGCCCTAATGCCTCCTCCTGTCAAGAATATACATGAAGACGCTCCCAAGCAGCTTACTCTTGACTTTGACGGAGGTGCTAAATGAAGCTGAGTATATGCGTATTATTCTGTGACAAGGACTGCCATATGGCCGAGGTTCTTTCCAATAAGATTATAAACAGTGCAGTAAGTGCTGTGGACAAGGAGGTGCTCTTTCTTGACAACCGTGAGAATAATCATGATGAGCTTCACTTCAACAAGGGCGTCAAGGTGTATAAGGCCGGAAGCAACCTGTATCAGCTGCAGGGAAGAAAGTTCCTTGTGTCAAAGGCAACAGGCGACTATATATGGTTTATAGATGCGGATGATGATATCTATTTTGTAGACCAGGACATAGTCGACCTGGCCGACAAGCTTACATACGATGTTATAATCTTCAGCTACTCTTATGAAGGCTTCCCTTTCAAGGATTGGAAGCAGAAGGAGTTCGGTCCGGGATATCCTATAAACGAGAAGTACGGAGCAATGGCTTGGAACAAGTGGTTCAGGAGGAGCATACTTGAAAAGGTGGAAACTTATGTCTCTGACGGCCTCAAGGTAATTGCCTCCGAGGACCTTATATTGGTCGTTGGGGCTTCCAAGTTCTCGCAGAAGTCGATATACGTCCCCGACATCCTGTATAATTTCAATACAACCGTATCCGTATCAGGCTGCAAGTCTATACACGATATAGAAGCCTTCAAGCACATTATGTTCGGACGGGACGATGCTGACAAAATAATGAAGACGATAGTCGGGGACGAATACAGCTTCCATACTATATTCCTCAACGACGCAATCTTCTTCCTGTATAAGGCGGGAATATGCGACCAGAATATACAGGACGAGGCGCTCGACATACTTGAAAAGGAGTTCGGACTTGAGCTGCTTGTAGAGGCCTGGAAAACTTCCCAATATATGATGGACCTGAAGCAGAGCTATGTCCTATGGAGGAAGATGCAGAAAAAATGGACCGATATATTCGACTATTTTGCCATCAACGTATATACTGACAACAACTCCATACTTACTATAACACACAACGACGGGACTATAGAGACCATGACCGTGGAAGAGCTCAACAAGCTCATAGAGTGGTGAATACTAATATATCATGAACAAGAAATATAACGATGAGTGGTTTTCAGCGCAAATTGCCGAGCTCAGGGGGCTTACCTCCGGACGCAAGGCAAAATATCTGCGCAATTATAGACGGTATAATAATACTCCTAGGATCGGCCTTGAGAATATCAAGGATCCTTCCATAGTTGGATATTATCAGCTTGATGCCTCCCCTGAGGATGATACTACGCCTACCCCTTCAATCAACGTGATAAAGTCGGCCATAGACACGCTTGTGTCCAAAATGGCCCAGTCCAAGGTAAGGCCCTTCTTCAACTGCATCAACGGAAGCTTCGAGGATATACAAATCTGCAAGCAGAGCCAGCAGTTCTTCGACCAGTATTTTGACTTCGAGGACGTGAACAAGAAGGTGTCCGAAGCATTCCGCGACGGCGCAGTCTTCGACACCGGATGGATATACATAGACGAGGAGAGCAAGCGCATAAGCCGCGCGCTTCCATGGCAGGTGTACTTCAGACCGTCGGAAATGACATACGGCAGCATTACGCGCATAGCGTATGAGCGCCCTGATTATCCGGTTACGCTGCTTCCGCAGGAGATAGCAGACATGCTTGACTCCAATATACAGTATGTGAAATACGGGATATACTATGATACCGTGAACCACGTGAAGTGCCAGTATTGCGACCAGAGCGACAAGACGCTTAAGTCGGACTATGAGCCTGACCGCATTCCATTCGTCTTCATGCACTATGCCTCCCCTATATTCGGGAACACTTCATGCTCGGTAGTGGACATGCTGAACTCCATACAGCTCGAGATAGACACGCTGATGGCAAAGATCAAGGACGCAAGCCAGCTCAATCCTGCCAATACATACTTCATTCCTGAGGAGAGCAATATCAAGGTTACGCAGCTGAACAACCGTGTCGGCAATGTCGTGAAATACAAATCAACTCCCAATATGACAGGCTCACCTGTAACCACTTCAACTCCTGCCTTCATAGACGCAGAATACATCGAGCTGGTGGACAACCTTGTCCAGAAGGCCTACGAGATGGTCGGCATCTCGGCGCTTTCCGCACAGTCCAAGAAGCCTTCGGGCCTTGATTCCGGCGTCGCCCTTTCGACGATGGAGGATGTGGAGTCCGACAGGTTCGAGACCCAGCTCAACCAGGTCATAAGGTGCTACGTGGACATAGCCAAGACATGCATAGCCGTCTTTGATTCCAAAGACAATATACTCCCTGAGAATGTGGCCCGCGTGTCAATCAAGTGGGGCGACATAGTGAAGGAGACGAAGAAGATGACCATACAGTTTAGCGGCGCAGACTCCCTCTCGAAGGATCCTTCTGAAAAGCTCAAGCAGCTCCAGACGCTTTCACAGGCCGGCATTATTCCAGCCTCGCGCATAGCGTCCTTCATGGAAATCCCTGACATCAACTCGGGCTATTCGCTTTCCAATAATGCAATCAATGCGGTCTTCAGCGTGATAGACGACTGCCTGAGGAACGATAATTATGACATTCCGGTCTATATTCCCTACGACATGCTCGAGGAGGAGATAATCAATACACAGCTTTCACTGCGTGCCGCCAACTACTCAAAGAACAAGGAGAGCATAGACAAGCTTACAAAGCTGTATGACATAGCCGAGGACAACTCGAAGCAGTGGCAGATGACCCAGCAGGCGCAGGCTGCAGCACAGGCCGAACAGGCACAGCAGGCCAAGAGCGGCGGTCTTACCGCAGGGCAGAATGTGCTTGAGCGCGAGGCGGGAATGGAGAAGAGCCCGGACCTCTCGATGGAGACGGACGACACTAGAAGCGCAGGATGGAACCGCGGAACCAACTACTCGCAGAACCCGCAGGATGATGCGATGACTGCGCAGGACAACCAGAACGTATAATACTAATAGAGTATAGGAGATATGCAAATGGAAGATAATGAACTGTATGAAATACTCCAGTCATATAAAGAGGCGCTCGACATGATAACTCAGCGTCAGTCGGAGCTGGACAAGATGTATGAAGAGGGCCACGACCAGATGGATGAAAGAATCCACAAGCTCGAAGGCATATTATATGACGAGATACTCGGACCGGCCAAGGAAGCCATGGACAAGGATGGTAAATACGGTGATAAGCTTGACGCATATAATGACAAGCTCAAGCCAATAGAGGGCGATGACTTCGACCTGTCGAGGAAGGCCTACGATGACTACAACGGAATCGAAGGGGACAAGCCTGACCAGGATGCATATATAGCCGAGCTTACGGCAAGCGTCGACAAGCAGCTTGAGGCAATCAAAAAGGCAATGGGGCTTGAAGGTTCTGACAAGACCATAGAGGTGGAAAAGAACGGCTCGGAACCTGCAAAGGTGGAGGTGGAGGACAAGGAGACGCAGGAGAAAGAAGAGGAGGCCGGACATGGCAAGGAGGCCGAAGAGGCAGCAGAGACTGTTCCGGACGGAGACGAGGATGAGGAGGTTTCAATAAGTGAAGAGGCAACCGAGGACGATCCTGAGGAAGTCAAGAAGCTTATGAAGGAATACGAAAAGTATATGGGTAAATAACTATATACTAATATAATAAGGAATCATTATAGGAGATATAGATAATGGCAGTAACTAGTAACAGCAATATTTTGGCCATGCTCAAAGTATGGTACAAAGACGGTGTAGAGAACCTGATGTTCCGCAATTCCCCGCTTCTTGGAAAAATCAAGAAGGAACGTGTGGAAGGCAAGCAGCAGAACTTCAACGCGCTTTATGGACGCGGTGGAGCTGTATCAGGAGACTTCACAAAGGCTCTCGCAAATGCGGCTTCAGTCGCACGTGACGTGGAATTCCAGGTAACCCCTGGTCAGATTTTCAGCGTATACACCATGAACGCAAAGGAAGTCCAGGCTTCCCTCAGCTCGAAGGGCGCATACATGAAGGTTGCCGGCGGAAAGATGTTCGCAGCAGCAGAAGCATTCCGCAAGACCATGGCAGCAGCACTTTATGGACGTGGATTCGGTGAACTGTGCGTAACAGGCTATACAACCGCAATCACGGTTGGAACGGCATTCTCAATCACACTTCCGGCTTCAGCAGTAATCAAAATCGATGTAGGTTCCCAGCTTTCACTCAAATCAAGCGTAGGAACAAGCACGGTGAATGCTACACTCACAGTGACGGCAATCAACGGCGAGACCGTTACCTTCACTTCTGACACAGCAGTAGCCTCTCCGGCAGCGACAGACATCCTCTGCCTCTCAGGATCTATGGATAGCTCAGGCAATCCTATACTCCCTGTAGGACTTGGCGGATGGCTTCCAACCGTAGGAGCACGCACCGGATCAGACTGGACGACTTACATTGGAACTTCATTCTTCGGTGTCAACCGCTCATTGGCAACAGACCGCCTTGCAGGCGCCTTCTACCAGGCAGCTTCAACCACTGAAAAGATTTCGACCACAATACAGAACCTCCTCAAGAAAGTCCGCAGACAGGGCTCAAAAGCCGACCTCATCGTCATGAACGATGCTGACTTCCTGACATTCTCTGAAGAGATTGCTTCGACCAACACATACTTCACCGCTACAAGCACAAAAGCTAAGCGCCAGGCTGCTACTGGATTCGACGCAATAAGCGCATCCTTCAGCACCAACTACATCGAGAATGTATTTGACGATCCATACTGTCCGCAGGGGACCGCGTACATACTCGACAGTGAGACTGTGAAGTTCTGGTCTTATACGAACGTCGACAAGCTCAACGACGGAATTAACGGCAATGACCCTGGAAAACAGGATCCAATGGCTATGAACGACGAAGGAAAATCGAAGGATCCTTATGGACTCGTAATCGATGACTATCTCGCCATCCAGAGCGGAACGCCGACAATCGACGGACCTTCTACGAACGTGGCACTCCAGTGCTTCGGATCGTATGTGGTCCAGAATCCTTCAGTGTGCGGCGTAGCACTTCTCGCAGGGGCGACCCCGCTTGAAGCGTAATACGGCACTATAGATTATCCTCTCTGGGGCACCTCCAATCAGGTGCCCCTTTTTCGTGCATAATACTAATATATCATGAAACAATATACAGCAAAAGACATAATGGACCGCGCGATGTCATTGGCCGACCTGACCAACTCATCGTTTATAACATATTCTGAGAACCTGATGTATCTCAATGACGCATACACCAAGCTCTATCAGAAGATGATAGACGCGGGTGACAAATACTTCATGAAGTCCTACGTGATAAATGGAGCAAGTTCGTCGGCCTCCATGGAAAGCTACTATGACCTTCCTTCGGACTTCTACCAGCTCTACAGCGTGCAGATAACGCCTACATGCGTGCCGATACTCAGGAAGTCGAAGAATGAGCCGCAGAGCTCCCAGAGATACGACATCATCAACGGGCAGCTTGTGCTGTATGGCAATATCTCGGATAATGTCCGTGTGGAATATTATCCCGTCCCTGCCACCATCACTTATCCTGCCCCTGAGATAGATCTTCCAGCCGGAACATATCTTGACGCATGCGGATCGAAGTATGTAAGCCTCGAGACCTCTACGGGCTCAACCGTTGTGAACATATACGACGCCTCGACTGATGAATCATATACGCTTGTGACGCTCCCTGCGGCATATACAGGGGCAATAATAGGAACCTACGGAATAGTGGCCTACAACACAAGCGGAGCGCTCCTTGTGGCAATGGACGGGACATACCAGTCCCCTGCCACGGGAACTTCGATAATTCCTGTCAAGATAGATGATGATGTCGGAACATGCTCGGTGACAAGCTCGGTTGCCACAGTCCTGCAGATGGCCTCAAGCGGATACTCACAGAAGGTGATAAGCGCGCCTGTGGCTGTAAGCACTACTCTTCCGGCAACATTCGACTACTCCACCGGATCAATCTACTACTCCACTGGAAGCGCAATATACAAGGACGGAGCCATAATCAAGCAGGTGTCAGGGAATACGGTGCTGAACTTCATAAACGGCAGACTGTATTACAACTCCAACGGAATGATGTTCTCATACGGCGACGGAACGACCGCAGCTGTGTGTCCGCCTTCGATTGGACAGATTATATGCCTCAATAAATACGACCTCAATACAGGATACGGAATAACCGTGAAAAGGGGGACTTCATACTATATAGACACCATAGCTGCGGACTACAAGCTTGACTATCCTGTCACAAGCCTGTATTCGCTCATGTCGTATTATCTGGCAATAGCATACTGCGTGAAGCAGAACAAGGACTACTCAGGACTTGCCGCAAAGGCCGCCGAGCAGGAGGTGCAGTACGCAGACATGATGAACATGGATTCCAATCTCAACTACCGGATATCCAATGTATATGCGGCAGCTTCAATATGAACTAATATAAGGAGGAAGATAACAAGATGAGTGAAAATATGGCAAGCACAAACTCTGACTATGTCACAGCGCGTGATAATTATAACAGCCTTCTGGGAAAATACACTGGGAACGCAGGATACGAAAACAGCCTGACTGAAGCCGCGAAAGGAGCGGCAACATCGTCACAGGCGGCAGGCGCCCAGGCGCAAAGCCAGGCAAGGCAGGCCGGAATGACGAAGGCACAGGCTGCGGCAATGGGAGCCAATAATGCGTCCGAACAGTATGGGAAGAGCTTCACAGACCAGCAGACTGCGGCACAGAAAAGCGGTGAATCCGCCACCGAGGGAGCCAAGGAGACGATGTCCTCCGAGCAGACCGAAGGGAACAACAAGTATAACAGGGCCTGGGGGAATGTAGGCGGAATTACCAACGCCGTAGGAGCCGTTGGAAAGGGAGTTGTCGACATAGCTTCTGACAAAAACATGAAGACCTCAAGGGTAATATCCAAGGGATCAGAGTATGGCAACATGCAGGCAGCAAAGCAGGCAAAGGACTACAAGGCCCCAGAAGGGGTGGAGGATACCAAAAAGGACTACAAGAAGGCCGCAAATGACACATTTGATTCGTTGTCAAATTTCAAGGCTCCGAGCGTATCTTCTGACGCAATGATGAAGATATCATACAAGCTTGATTCGATGAAGCCGCATAACTACAGGAGCCTGATATGGAAAAAGCACTAGACTGCATGGGAAGGATAAACGCCTATCTCTTCAAATACAAGCCTGAAATACAGCGCAAGTATGATGACGAGCAGGGCGTGGACGGCAAGCCGCACGTAGGCGTGATGGCCCAGGAGCTGCTGGAAAACCCTGCCACGGAATCAACTGTGGACAAGGACACCGACGGATATCTGAAGGTCGACACCAGGAAGCTTACCATGACCAACACTGCGGCAATAGCCGAGCTTACAAGGCGTGTGGACGAGCTTGAGAAAATAATAGAGGAGAATAAATAAGATGGACAGCATGGATACTATAAGCTATGGAGAATGGTCAAAGCTTTCTGATGATGAGAAGGGCAATTATGACACTCAGTTCAAGCAGGAGGCGAATGGAAATATATGGGGCACGGCCACTAAGAAGGGCAGCGGAGCGACCGAAAAGGCCAAGGAAATAGCCGACAAAACAAAGAAGGATATAGAGTCGAATACGAACACTATCACCGACTCGACCTCTGAGAACATATACAAGGACGCAAAGGCTCGTGCCGGAGTGTATCTTCCATCGAAGCAGAAGACGTATGCCAAAATAAGCGATACTGATCTTCTTAGGAACTTCAAGGAGGAGCCTGGTGACACTGACAACCACTACTCGATGATAGTGGAGCTCAATGACAGATGGAACAAGATCAAGGATGATTCGTCAAAGGCTGATCCTTTCAGGCGCATGGTGCTTGCCCTCGGACTCAATCCTAAGGAAATATTCGGAACTGATATAACGAATACAAAGAAGGAGGAGCCAAAGCCTGCAGCATCCGGAAGAAAGGACTATGTCCCTCCGGCAAAAAAAGTGAAAGACCAGAATGGTGGAGCAGCTCCTACCTCTGCACCGGGTCCTAAGGCTGATGAGAATACGAAGAAGCTCATGGATGAAGGACAAAGCACAAAGACCCTTGATGAGGGTGTGAAGGCTGGAGCAGAGCAGGCTGAGAATGAGAATTCCTCAGATTTCGACCTCAACAGCCCGGAAATGAAGAAGACCTTCGATGAATCGAGCAAGGTGGGCCAGGATACTTCCGAAGACAAGATGCGCGGAATAATAGCCGCGTGGAGAGAAGGATATTTTGGGGACAAGGACAGCAAGAAAGCAAAAGCAAGAAGGGACTACTACATCTGGGATACAATCTTCAACAGCGTCCAGAATGTCGGAAAGGACTTCGCCAAGGTTGGCGGAAAGGATCTTGGAAGCGAAACGACATCCGAGTGGAGGGAGCAGGCCAAGACTGAGGCTGAGAACGCAATAAGCCGCAAAAACAAGGCTGCCGAACAGGCCAATACAGACTTCCAGGATGCCATAAAGAAGAGCACCGACAACCACATAGCAAGGACGTCAACAATAGAGGACTGGGAGGCGAAGGGATATCTCACCAACGCCGACAACAAGCTTGATTCTGAAAGAAAGTATTATAAGGTCAACGACATGATGAACTATGTCAAGAACTGGGACGGCCTTAGCGATGACGGAAAACGCTGGATGTCCACCGCATTTACAATGGCAATGAACGGAGACTACGATACTGGATCAAGAATCATAGCATCAACAGATCCTGCTTCATACAGCTATATAATACAGTCCGGAACCGAAAACCTGAAGAGCAATAAGCGCGACGATGCGCGCCTTGATACGTCCATGCACATGGCAATAAACAGCCAGCTTGACAAGTTCGCTAAGGAGAATGCCGCCTTTGCGCATACATACGACATGGAATCCCTCAGGACCTCGTTGGCAAATGCCAATGACCAGGCTGAAAAGGATCGCATCTACAACACCTGGGCAAAGGAACAGGATATAGAGAACTCAAGGGAGGATCGTGCCCTCAGAAGGGAGCTTGGAATTGCTGACTTGGCTATTGGAACTGGAGAAACGGTTCTAGAAACAGTAACAGGAGCTAAGAAATGAAAACAAAACTGAACTACACGGTGCAGCCCGGCATACAGGCAAAGGAAGCGACAGAAGCGGCTCCTGCCAAGGATGCTGAAAGGGCAATAGGAATACAGGCGAAGCTCGGGCAGATACTTGGCAACAGGCAGCCCAAGCCGGTTGGCCCTTTGCCGCAGACTGAGCAAAAGACAGGATACGGAAGGACTAATTAGCAGACAAAAAAAGGCGGCGTGGATTTACACGCCGCTTTGTTATTCTGATATATTGCTATTTTGTATTTTGTGATGATATGCAGAAGTAATAGTAAACATAGACACTTCCGTCGCTGTGCTTGTCACACTGTATGTCGTCATAATCGGTCATTCCCTTGAAGTATGCTATCGTGCTTGTTTCGCCGCAGTCATTTTCCATCTGCTTGAAGTATGAAGCTTTCTTATAGGCTTCAACCTTGTCCGGACCTCCATACATAAGGATGGTTATACATGATCCTTCAGCGTCTGTGAATCTGAAGTATGTATTATAGCCAAGGCTTCCGTCCTGGAATTTCCACTCCTCGACTATCAGGCTTCCATATCTTGTTCCGTCTTCTTCACTCAGAGTATTACACTCCGCGCAAACCGTTCCATCTTCGTTGTATACAGTCTCAGCATGAGCCGCAAATACTGAAAACACCAGCATTGCTGCCATTACAATCCATAATTTTCTCATATACATATCTTGTCCTCCGGAATAT